AAGAAAAAGCCTCTGTTAAAACACCATGTAACAACATAGATTCTTGATATCTAGATAAATAAGTTGCGTTAGTGGAAGTAAAATGGGGTGGATCAACTATATAGTTTAATTGAACAGCGTAAGATTGGTCTGGTGTAGGAGCAACTACAATATTATTTTCATCCCAATTAGCATAGTATATTGGTTGTCCTGTGGCTCCCGAACCGTTATATTCAGAAATAAAACTGCTGTCTCTTTTCTCCATATACGTTCTTGTTCCTGAAAGATCAGTAGTGCTAAATACTTCCATAGATCTAATAATTAAAAAATCAGCTGGTGTAACAAGATATCTTTTACCTGTGTTAAAAGAAGAAGTAGCGTATTTTCTTAAATCATCATAATCAACTTTACCAGCAATATCTAGTTCTGTGTTTCTAATAAATTGATCAATTAAAGTATCAGATAATACATTAGAATCTACTTCTGTATAGTTTCTTACTTGAGTTAAAAAATCTGTATATGTGATAGTCATATTATGATATTACTATTGTAACACTCCCTGTAACTGGTTGTAATTGTCTTTGTCTATTTTGTTCAGATCCATTATCTGGCTCCATACCAGAGGACATGTATGCAAATTCTCCTGGTAAAGTTAAATTAATAGTAGTCCACATAGAACCACCTGATTGAAAAGTAAAATCTTGAGGTCTTGAATTTTGTAAAGCAATTCTATCAGCGGTAATTGTTTTTCTTCTAATCTGTGGTTGTTTAGGTTCGTATTCAGAAATATGTACTAAAGATCCGTTCCATTCTTTGACCATTTCATCATAAGGGAACTCCATTCCAGATCTATCTGAAATTGATTTAGAAAATTTTCCTGTAGCAAATCCAGCCATTACACACCATCTCCAAAATAACTTTGAGGTGAAATATATAAAGAAGTTCTTCCACCGTCTTGATCTAATGCTCTTAATAACTCATCTTCATAAATTTGTTTTAATAAAGGAATTCTATTCGGATCGTATTGAAACGATAAATAATAAGCTAATCCAGAAATCATTGCTGGAATAAATCTAAATACTATATCAGTGGTATTAGTATAAGCACCTGCGTCTTGAATTCTATTAATAGAGTAATATTTTAAATACGTATAAGTAATAGCATCTGGTGCTTGGTATAAATAAATAACAGGCGTAGTTAAACGATCTACATAATACATAGAAGGTTGTCCTGTATTTAATTTATTAGGAAGTGCCGCATATGCCGATCTATCTATTTTTGAAATAGACACATCTTGAGTAGTAGAGTTATTACCACTGCTTCCAGTGGTTGATATATATGCTTCTAGTATATCACTTACATTGCTAGCTACAGTATAATTAGCTTGACCAGCTACTAAAGCAACTTCATTTAAAGCAACTTTCCACATATGAATTCCTCTATTACCCCATTCAGAAAATAAAATATTTAAATTTCTTCTGGCACGTTTCATATCATTACCAGAATTGGGTCTTATTCCATTTCTGTTAAAAGCCTCGTCAATAATCTCGTCTATGCTTAAATTGAAAGAAGTAGTGCCTGAAGTAGCCATTATTTTACCTTTTTACAATTACAATCGTGATCGCATACGCATCTAGTAATACCAAATACCTTACATACTAATTCACATAGTTTGTTTTTTATTTTTTTAAACATTTATTCCTCCAATTTAATAGCGGCCGCTTTGAGAGTGTTTATTTTCTCTTCCTTGCGGTTGTACAACTTCTTAGATTGTACCACTTGAGACTTAAATCTTCTAGACCTTACTTCTTTTGCGATTGGATTTGGTTTTTTCTTTATATGGCGTTCCATGGGTCTTTTTGATAACTTGTTTAAATCTTTTTAAATCTTTATTACCCAAGCCTGGTTCTAATTGTTTAGATATTTGACCTCTAGATATTACCATGGTTTATATTTAGTTTTATCCTCTTCTTTAAATGCCCTTAAAGAAGAATTTCTATTTTCTCCCGAGTTCCACGAAACATGAACCCAACCACTATCTGGTTCACCGTCTTTGTAAAATTCTAAAATTAATTGATCGTATTCTAAATTATCTTTAATCCATTGTGCTAATTCTTTATTATCAACACCTACTACTTCTATATCTGCGGCTTTGCCTTCAGCATGCTGTGAGGTAGGCTTGGATCCAATAGCAATACAAAGTTCACCAGATCTATATCCTGAAGATATAATTACAGGAGCATCAAAGTGAGACCTAATAGGTTGAAGTACATTTACACATAATGCTTTAAGATTATCAATTTGTGTAGGAGAAGGATTATTTGGTATTCCTTTACGTTCTGCTACTTGAGATTTAACTAACTCACTTAACTGGAAGTTTGCTGATAGTTTCATTGGCTGGTATTTTATTACATTTACAATCTTTTAACAAGGCACAGAAACCCATACAGAACCAATAAATACAACGTCTCATATCTTCAATTGAGATAGTTTTTCTGCAATAGTGTTCATTTTATTAGGATAAGTTTCTTGTTTAGTGCATCCTGATAAATTAACTAATAAAATTAAAGCTATTAAAATAACAATAGTAATGTATTCAAAGTATTTCATTTAATTTATCCATGCTTTAAGTTTAAAACAAAAATGTTTTAAGAAAATAAATAGTAAACAAATAAAAAATATACATCCTAAAATTATAAACATAACCATAGATGCAATATTCCAAAATAGGTTTACTATTAAATCCTTCAAGGATTGTAGCATGGAACTAACCCTTAAAAAATAGAGTTAATAAAATTAATAATAAAATAATACCTTGATATTGATTAGGAATACTAATTAATTTACCTTTTACTTTTTCGTAATAATGTTTAATATAATTTAACATTTCCATCTCCTTCTAGCTTGTCTTAGTCTTGAGTTAGGATCTTTGGCTGCATTAGGAAACATTTTCATTTGACCTGCTGATCTTGCACAAAAAGATTTTCTTCTTGCAGCACGTTTAGGGCCAGGATTGCTTTCTGTAACAGCTGTTTTTAATTTACTTCCAGGATTTTTTCTTCTGTATGCCATTACACCTTCTTGTGTCATTCCAGCACCAGATTCTGTTTTTCTAAAATATTTACTTTTTCTTGGAGGCATTCCTCCTTTTTTCATTTTAGCAGATTCTTTTTTAATTTTATCTTCTCTTGTTTCTGTTACTTGAATGTTTGGATTAACTCTTTGTTTGGTAACAGGAACAGACTGTTGCATTAGTTTACCTTGAATTGCTAAAGGAGAATTTTGGAGTATAGGGGAAGCTAAGGCCATCACGCCAGTCGCTGCTTTTAAGACAGCCTTACCTGTTCCCTTTTTTTGACATCCGTATTTCATTACTATCCGTTAGTAGTAGTTAATCCAGGTGCATTATATTTATCAGTAAATAATGTATAAGCTGTTACGTTAGTTTTTGTTTTACAATAAATACCTTGTGGAAATAAAATTCCATCTTCAGGTAAATTTAAATTAATAACGTCACCAGTTGAAACATCAATTGCTAATAAAGTAGTACCAGAATTACTACTAGTAGTAAGTTCCAAAAATCCTGCACCGCCACCGTTAGAGGCAACTGAAATTGCTCTTAATCTAACCGCAGGAGCGACAATAGCTGTTGCTCCAGCTGCTGCATCGGATCTTGTAGCTTGTATATCTGCTTTAAAGCCCATTTTTTTCTCCTAAGTTTGTGGCTCCCGAAGGAGCCACGAATTATTAATTATACTACTGCTACACCAGTTGTAACATCGATAAAGTCAGTTCCATTGTAGAAACAAAGTGATCCAGTAACCCCTGAACCAGTTGCGTCTGAAACATAGATAACTAAACCAGTTGCTGGTGAACTGATCGCTGCCGCTTGTACTAAAGTGTATGAAGGTGCAATAAAACCATTATCTGATTTTACTGGCCCTGAAAAAGTTGTTTGTGCCATAAGTATATTCTCCTAGTTTATTTAACACAGTCTCTAGGCCGTCTGCTGAACTCAGTCTGTGTCAAATATTTGTTTATGTTCAGTATTTTAATTATACATAAAAAAAGGGCGGTCGTTAAGACCGCCCTCAATTTTAATCAATTAACGATTGATTAGCTAGTTGGTAAGTTTCCGTTACCAAATATAGCTCTAGGGTCAGACCAACCGAAGCTGTATCTTTCTCTAGCTTTAAATCTTACGTTACCTGTATCGAAGTCACCTTCCATAGCAGTTTTGAT